GACCTTTCTGCTCTTGATAATTTGTATCAGGCAGTATTGGAGGCTAGTGCAGCCATGAGTAAAATTTTATTTATGGTTAATCCTAACGGCACTACAAGACCAAGAGCCTTAAGCAATGCTGAGAACGGAGCTATCATCCAGGGCAATGCACAAGACGTTACAGTTTTACAAAGCCAGGGCAAGTTAAACGATATGAGCCTGGCAAACAATACTATAGATAGAATCGAACAAAGGCTTGAGTTTGCTTTCTTGTTTAATAGCGCAGTACAAAGACAAGCCGAAAGAGTTACAGCAGAGGAGATCCGTTATGTCGCTGAATCATTAGATGAAAGCCTAGCTGGTTTGTATTCTGTATTAACCCAGGAACTACAACTACCTTTAGTTCGTAGGTTGATATATATAATGCAAAGAACAAATAAAATTCCTGACTTCCCTAAAGGTCAGGATGGTAAAGATTTAATAATGCCTAAGCCAGTTACAGGTTTAGAAGCTGTAGGTAGAGGAGACGACAGAAATAAATTGATTGATTTTATTGGAGCTGCGACAGATGCACTAGGCAAAGAAACAATAGAGAAGTATATCAATATGGAAGAAGCATTAAGAAGGTTAGCAGCGAGTAGTTCTATTGATGTAACCAACCTGGTTAAGACTCCACAACAGTTACAAGAAGAACAGCAAGCAGCAGCCGAGGCACAGAAAGAAATGCAGCAACAAGAAATGATGGGTAATATGATGACAAGCCCTGCTGCTGGTAAAATAGCAGACAATTTCACACAACCAGGAAGTCCGTATGGCCCTCAAATCCAACAACCAGGAGAAGAAGGAGAGCAAGCAAACGCAGCCCTCCCCAACCTCGACAGTATCCCAACCGCCTCTCAGTAAAGTAGAAGTCACAACCGACTCTCCTGACTTACCTAGAGAAATAGTCATTACACCAGAAATGGTTAAAGAATTTAAAAACAATTAATTAATTATGCCAGAACCAATCACTATTACTGACCAGGGTACTCCTTCTTTATCGGAGGATAACCAAGCTGCATTAGAAGAACTAAAGCAAGCCGAAGCGGATCTTGAAAAAGAGAACGCTGTAACCCAGGAAGAACAGCTAATCGGAGGAGAGTTCCAATCACAAGAGGATTTACTTGCTGCCTACCAGGAACTAAAAGCAAACCAAGACCAGTATCGTCCTCCAGGAGAACCACAAACTGCTCAAGAGATTTACGGAGAAACAGTTGGTAACAAGCTCGAAGAAGCTGGAGTTAACTATTCAAAGATGAATGATTACTGGCAAGAGAATGGAGAGATTACAGACAAGCATTACAAGGAACTGGAAAAGGCTGGCTTTCCCAGGGGAATAGTTGATGCACATTTGGATGGTTTAAGAAACCAGGCAACAGTATTACAATCTGATCTTGTAAGTATTAAGAATACATACGGAGGGGAAGAAGCCTTTACTGCTATGCAGTATTGGGCTAGAGATAATTTAACTGATGCAGAAAAAGCAGCTTACTCTAAAGGTATTAATGGAGATTTAGAAACAGTTAAGTTAACTGTCGCTGGACTTCATGCCAGGTACAGTAATTCTGTAGGCAATGAGCCTGATCTTATTTCTGGTAAAGCTGCTACTTATTCAAGTGATAAGTTTGAAAGTACTGCTCAGTTAGAAGAAGCAATGAATGATCCTCGATACAAAAAAGATCCAGCCTTTAGAGCTAAGGTTGAAGATAGATTAAGTAGATCTAGTATTTTTTAAACATCCCAATTAACTAACTTCTTGGCTGCTGTCTGTTCGTCAGCAGTCATTTCTGTTAGTGTGACTGTATCATTAACCCAATTAGTAGGGTCGAAGTTTGCTTCAGCAACGACTATTCCATACTTTAAGTCTGTTGTGTCATTTTTAAGTGGGTCCATTAACTTCATCCAATGTCTGTCTTTATCTTTGGATGCTACTTTCTCCATCATGCCAATGCCATTTGGTAAAGTTTTGCCTGTTAATTCATGCTTATACCATTTGGTATAAAGTGATTTAACTTCTGAAAAAGGTTTGAAAACATCCATAATTTTATCCGTTTGTATCTAGTGTAGCCCAACTTGTGAATCCGCAATCATATCCACTATCGTTGTAGTCTGACTGTTGATACCAGCTATTGTCTCCACCTGTATAGTGATCTCCATGTCTGCTTATCCAGAACCAAGCGTTCTCTGTACTATATCCAAGATGACAGTACCCTTGTTTCATACATTGTGCTGGTTGGTCAGGCCAATGAATAAAATACGGAACCCAATGATCTTGGTATTTTATATAACCTTGACTATCATTTTCATTCATTCTACTTGGGGTGTAATTCCAATACCCTGCTAAGAATAGCGAACCATGTTCATCCATTAAGACAACAGAGTTATATGTATTCTCTGGTGTACCTCTAGGAATAATCTCAATTATCTTACCTATCTTCATTTTCTTTTCATTGCTACCGCCATCTTGGAAACTAGACCAGTTACCTATAGCTTCATTCGGTCTGCTGTTATCTCCACCATCTTCCCAATCTCCGAAATCAGAGAATAATATTTCTCCACCAAACCAACCATTACCCTGTGTAGGGTCGTTAGTGTGGTTATTGGGCTGTATGTTAGTACCTTGTACTCCATGATAGTTAGAGCCTGTTGAATATATTTTTTGACTTAACCCTGTAGTTCCACCATCTGTTATAAGCCATAAAGTCGGGTATCTACAGTTAGTGCTAACCATGTAAATAACTTTTTGGTTATCGCTATTCCATAAAGTACTGGAGTTAGTAAGTATTCTAGGCATACCATTAGTTCCAGAACTACTAGAGTCATATACACCTGTCTGCTGTCCGTAGTCTCTCCAGTAACCAGCGTAGTAAACTTCTCCATCTTCAGTAAGAAACCATGTTCTGCCTTCAGCGTCACCATCCTGGTTGCATATTATATGAATTATTTTCTTGCCATTTAAAGGAGAACCATTAACTGCTGTTACTTCAGCAAAATCACTTCTATCGGATGTATTGTTTAAACCTAACTGACCTTGACTTCCATAACCTGTTGACCAACACTTACCTGATTCAGTAATAACTAAAGTGTGTGTGTATTGATAACCGCTACAGATTACATATAATATTTTTTCATTATTAAATACACTTGCTGGTATTCTTGTTGCGTAGTAAACATGATTGGTATTTCCTTTACCTAGCTGACCATATCCGTTATATCCCCAAGTGTATAGATAACCCTCTGTATCTACTGCATACCATGAACCATAGTCGTTACTATTGGTGTCCATAGTATGAGCATGAGTACAAGCAAACTGTTTAATTTTTGGATAGTTTGTACCTTTTAATTCAGATGTACTTTCGTCATACCATTTCATAGGGCATTGACCAATGTTTCTATCCCTGGTACCTCCATCCCCCATAGGCCCATATCCGTTGTACCCACCAAAGAACACCATTCCATTTTCCATTAAATGATGTTTGATAGCTCTATTACCATGAACCTGTAAAACTTTAGGAAATCTATGAATTATGTTTTTATTTTCATCTAACAAACCAATGTCGTTACCATTCAAGTCTGTAAGAAGATGCGCATAGTCAGGATTACCAGCTAATGCTTGCCTTAATTTATAGCCTTGTACCTTAGCTCCTTTATGTGGATGCCACCTAGACCCTTGACCAGCATCTTTTCCGTCTAGTCCAATACCTCCACCATATACATAATCGTTACCATCATGATAGAAGTTACCCCATAAAAGAGTTTCTCTTTTAGCTATGAATCCACCCTGTCTATACATTCCAGAGTTACAACCATATTGATAACCTCGACCTACTTTCTTTAAGTAGTCTGGTAAAGGTTTAATGGATTCTGTATATGTATTACCAGCTTGATTAGGAAAATTATTGTATTGCAGTATTCCTGATGTTGCGTCCTGGTAATTCTCTTTTATAGAACTAAGAACACTTCTTTCTTCAAAATCTCCACCTGTATAAGAAGGTAAGAATGTTCTATCAATAATCTGTAAAGGTAGTCCATCTGTACCGCCACTATAATCTTCTATTGTTAATGTTGCTGGTACTGTTTCTGGAACAGTAAAGGTAAAGAATCCACCAACAGTAGGGGATGTTGATACGTTTGCAGGGCTGACACCTGTTAAGAAAGAACCTCCAACTGTATATGGGTTATAAGCTCCGTCATTTGAATCTTTAATTGCATAACTTCTACTAGCAGCAGTAGGAGGAAATTCAAATGTATAGCTTTTTCCTTTAACAAGTCTTCTACCTGTTGGCCCTTGCTGAGTTACGTTACTGTAAACAGTTGGTAAATTAACATTACCTGAGTAATCTCCATACCCACTACTTCCGTTATGCCCTGAGTCAATAGTTCCACCCATACCGCTATGAGCAGTACAATAGTAATTGATTACCATTTGTGCATAAGGAGGCATCTTAAGAGTTACAGTTGCGCCAGCACTTCCTACAGTTCCAGCCCTTGTGACGTAATTACCATCTTGTGCTGATAAAGGTACAGTAGAATTATTAAATAGCACGACACCAAAATCTAGTTCATGCGTTGCATTAGTAGAGTCAGATACATCAAAGATATAAACAGAATTAGCTCTTAAATATATATAAGGTGCTTCTACACCATCAAGATAAAACTTGCTGTTAGATACAGTAACCGCATAAGTTTTAGTTTCGTATGGAGGGTAGTCTGTACCATGCAGCAAAGTAGCAGTATGAGTATTGGTAACAGTTAATCTGTTATATATAAGAACTGTATCGTTTGGTATATCGTGGTTTGGTGCTTCTGCAACTCTTAGGACTTGACCTTTAGATCCAACAGGTAATCTGGTATTTGTTGTATTATCTTTATCCTTTACGACTAAATCTCCAGATATACTTAAAACATTATTTTCTGGTGCTGGTGTTAGTAGCATCCAGACAGTTCCATTGCTAGGAACAGCACTACTGTTTGTTCCGTTAAAAGTGCCAGCTAAAAGAACAAAAGTTTGATTGCTATATGTAACTACATCCCCTTTTAAATATGTAATACTTGCACTAAAAGCTCCTTTAAATGCAAGACCTTGAGCCATTATTGTAAAGGCTGCACTTGTTTTTGGACTAAAGGTATTAGCTTGTGCTACTGCTGCTGTGACAATAAAAGTCGTACCTTCAAACTCAACTACGTCATCTACTTCATAAGCAGTATTGGTAGTCCAAGTTCCCTTCCAAGTAAACTTGAGTTTTCCTAAATCAATTTGTGCCATAGTTAAATGTTGAGAACTAAATGCCCTGCGAGATCACTACTTAAATTGTCCTCAATTCTAAAATCAGGAGCAGCAGTAGAGAGACTAAGTACATCTTCGCCTAAAAAATAGGCATGACTAGCTCCATTCTGAACGAAATCTTCTGCTTTGTAAACAGTATTATCGTTTGCTGTATTATATGTCATTTCCAATGTTCCGTCACTTAGTTTTTTAAAGCCTACAAAAATTGATCTTCGAGCCAACCCTGCTGCTGTTGCTGCTGAATTTGCTGCTGATTGAGCCGAAGTTGCTGCATTATTTTCCGAAACCTCTGCTGCATCCTCGCTAACTAAAGCTGCATCTGCTGACTGTTGGGCTGCTATCTGAGCCTGTGTAGCCGTAGATATACCTTGCTCTAATTGAAATAAATTAACTGCATCTGTATTGTTTGTACCAGCATCAACATTAGTTATTTTATTACCACCAGAATTTAATGGACCAACCATAGGTATAGTGCCATCCGTCTTAAGCAAGCCATCAACACTTGTGTCTACATAATTTTTTGTCGTAGCATCCTGTGGATTACTAGGGTCTTGAACATTAATTATTGGATTATTACTTGCATCTAATCCAACTGTCGTAAAGTTAATACCAGCGTCAGTATCGTCTTTTGCCTCCTGGAGTCCATACAATAGCTGCAATACAGCAGTATCCAGGTCACTAGCTGTTAATGTCGAACCATCTACAAAATC